CGAATATGGTTATGTTCTTCAGGAATGGTTGCTTGCGCTTCTGTGCGTTGTCCATTCCGAACTGCGTCGACGCTGGCAGCAGATCGTATAAATTGTCCTTGGTGGTGTTTACCCCACCCGCGTTGGCCACTGACAGCGAATCTGCGATGTTGTATTCGTAGTAGGACTTCCAGAATGCGTTAACAGTGTCAGCGTTGTCATCATGGAAGGTGATGGTCACGGGCGCATACTGGATCTTGGTGCCCACGTAGATCTTCTTGTTGTACTGCTGTTTCTCTTCCAGGTTCATGTTGTATTTTGGCAGCTCGCAGCTCTTGACCAACATGTTGAGTTCCAATCTTTCATTGGTTGTGAATGCCCTGGCGGGCACCGTGTTGTCTATGTCAAACACCACATGGAATAGGAATTTCTGTTTGGGTGCCAGTTTGAAATTGTCATCTATGTACAACCTGCTGGCATGTCGGAAGTCTTTCATGCCCGGAAGACCGTTGCTGAAACCTGATAGGAAATTGTTAATGCTTGGCATACCCTATATTTATAGTCACAAAAAAAGCGCCGTTAAAGGCGCTTCTTTTGCTATAAACGAAATGTTAAATTATACTCCGCCGCCTGTGCTCAATGAGCCAATGGTTCTGGTCAATGCTGTGCCTATTCCTGTACCCTGTGGAGTCTGTATTGCGTTGTCATACCTGATTGATAGTGTTATTGTGACTGGATCAGATGTGGCATAAGCCAGTGTGTTGTAGTTCACTGAATTGACATAAGAGCCATAAAGTTCCCAAGTTTCCAATATTCCTGGAACAGATGCGCCATTGCCCCCGTCCAGCATCTCGATCCTGGTGGTGAATTTGTAGTCGATTCCCGATGCAGCCGAAGCCTGTTCAAAGAAATCAAACTGTTTCTGCACTTGCTCGCCAACCAATTTAGAAACAGAATTATTAACATCGTCTCTTAAATTCAATGTGATGGCTTCCCATGTGTGTTTGCCGGCTAGATAAACTTTTGAGTTGTAGACATCCAATGTCACATCATCAAAAGTCAAGTTGGGTCTTGTGACATCGATAACTTGCTTGGTCAGTTCCGATCTTGGAGTTGACACACCAAAATTTTCCAGTATCACTCTGAAACGATACTGGAGCTTGGGCATCAATAAACCTTGTGATGCTGAGCTCTGATCGTTTGCTAGTGGTACCGTAAATTTACTTAATGTTGAGATTGCCATATTTTTGTTCCTTTTTATTTACCGGGTATTAAACTCCCAAGTTCTCTATTTCTCCTGTGTTTTTGATCCTCAAAGGTATGTAGATAAACTCAACTGATTTCACAGGTTCAATTGCTATGTCCACATACAGTTCATTTCTGTCAATCCTTGTGGCAGTGTTGTTGGTCTCGTCACACACCACTAAGAAGTCAAACAATGCTCTCTGTCCCACTAGTTCCAACAGGAATGATTCCACTGCTGCTTTGATCTCGTTCCTGGTCAAAGAATCGTTTGGTTCAAATATGAACGGTTTGGCGATCCTGTCCAGTTGTGATCTCAGATAAACAACCAACCTTGCCACGTTTATCCTGTCCAGCGCCGATGCTGTTGAAGTCTTGGTCAAGTTACCAAAGTTCAATATGCCCGTGCCTGAGAAGAACGTGATTGGGTTGATTTTAGCTGTGTGCATGCTGTCTCTCACAGACTCTGTCAAAGAGATCTGCTCAAACTCTCCTGTGGCACTGTCGATGTATCCTACTGAAGTTGCGTTGTCCACGATACCTCTACGTGTACCAGCCGGTGCGAACCATGGGAATCCCACGTTGTCATTGTTGGCCAATACTCTAAGCATCATGTGGCTTGGGGGAACAACGATAGTGTTTCCTAGGTTGTCCGTGGTTCTTCCTGATGGATAAAACACGCCCAGGAAGTCACTTGCGGTGACCAGACCTTCTTCGCCATTGTCCGCTGCCTGCGCAGTGTTATTGGCCCAGTTGGTTATGGCTGTGCTGGTGCCCGTTAATCTTAATGGAGTGTCGCCCACGACGAACGCCGTGTTGTTTCTGTCTGTGTTAAGGTTGACCAATTCAGCTATCACTTCGGGATATCCAGGACATGCTATGATGTTGAATCCCCTCTGGTCTTCTCTGATGGCTTGGTTGGTGTTGATCTCTGCTTTAAGTTGTTGTACAACAACCTGTCTCACTGCTTTCCTTCCAAATGTTCCTGAACCATTTGCGTTGTTGGCGCTCTTGGTCACCCACCTGTCTTTGAAATAAGTGGCAACAGATTCATTTGACATCCTTGTGTTTCCTTTTCCTGAAGATCCAGAACCTGGATAAGTGGTTGTGTTTATGTGGTTGTCTCTGTATTCTTTCACGTTGTAGCCCGATCTCCTGGTGTTGAACAACAGGATCTCTTGTGGGAACAGTGCTGGATTTGGTGCGTCCGGATCCAAGAAGTTGTCGGTCAACAATAATTTTATTGAGCTGTCTGTGGGTGCGCCTCCCGCCGAGCTGGAATCTGTCTTGGTTGCATTTGTGTTGCTTCTCGCATCCGCAAAAACTATGCCCTCTTCCGTGGTCTGGTCGGTGTTGTCAATCAACACAAAGTCCGCTCCGTCGGTCAATCCTGTGTCGTATCTGTATATCCTTGGGTAGTTCTCAAGATCGCTGGTGTCTATCCATAGGTCACCTTTAACAAGTGCAGTCCCATCTGACTGAGTGGTAGGTTTGGTTGCCGAGAATTGAGGACCGTTGGGATCAGTGGTTGACAAAGATGTGCCACCAAATGTTCCGTTTTGGTAGCCAACAAAAGTTGTTCCGTTGTGTACCATGATGTCGGCTTCTAAATTTGTGTTGTACCATAATGTACCGTTTGCTGGTTCGTTGCTAGGTTCTGAAGTGGAAGCTGTGTAGCTTAGACGTCTCCAGTTAGAAGCAACAACCAAGTTGTTCAATGTAGAATCTTGAGGATACACTGTGGAATCTTCCGCTGTCCCAGCCGGTGTGTCATACAAGTTGTCCACCAATGTTGTAGAATTAGTTGTGTATGTGCCATAGCTGTGTGCATTGGCAGCACCAAAACCCGCGTCTTCCAGGGCCGTGCCTGAATTGGTGTTGAACATTCTGAACTCTCCACCCAGTGCATGTGTCATCCTTATCGCACCAGTTGAAAGTTTAGTTGCAGATACGTTGGTCAATCCCGCAGCGCTTACAGCGGCCACGAAAGCATCAGCATCTGTGCCTGCCAGAGTAACTGTTACTCCTGCAGCCAGACCAGACTGAGCTTTTTTGGATTCTTGAATTTTAAAAGTGTGTCCACTTGTAAATGTGGGTGATGTGGTGTTGGAAGTGATTGTTGTGGCACCACCTTGGTATCTAAAGATTTGGAAATCTTGCAAGGCCAATGTTGTGTCGCTGGAGTCATCTCCCGGATGTTGGTCATATTGTTCAGTGACGTTGTATTGTGTGTAGAGATCACCTGTTGCTAATCCTGTTCCACCGTTGACGGGATCCAATCCATAGATGGCTGAATGATTGTTGGCATACAATGGTGCGTCCACTGTGGAGAAAGCTCCTGTGCTGGAGCTGTATATCTTGACCACTATGTCGGCGCCATCATTTGGAGTGGTGGTCTTGAACCACACAGATCCATTAGCCGCGTCTAATTCTGCTGTCTTCCAAAGAGGTCTCGCTGTGTGAGCGGCCTGTGCGAAGAGAGCTTGGGTTCCCTGTGCGTCTACCCATGCTTGGCTGCCTACCTGCACCCAAGTGTTTGAAGCTGTCTTGTAATACGTTTTGTTGGTCACGTGTGTGGTGTTGATAGCATAGTCATCTATTGAGCCGATGGAAGTTTTTGGAGCTCCTGTAGATACTCCACCAACTAAGTCGTCCACTGACGTGATGATGATTGGGTCTATCTGCGTGAATGCCTGATCGGTCCTTGACCACTCAAACAATCCAAAGCTGGTAGATGAAAGATCAAACCAGTAGGTGCCGTTTGTTGGTGCCGCTGTTGGAGCGTTTGCGCTGCCGGCAAGTTCTGCAAGGTCCACATTGGCCCTTAATACGAAAGCTCTGTTGGCAATGCCCAGGAATGAATAAGCTGCTTGCAAGCCGTACTCGTTCAGCTCATAACCATTCAATGAATTGCCTGATGAATCTCTATAGAATTTTGGATCTCCAAAAGTCTCTGTGAGTTCTCTCTGTGAAGAGATCAAAAATACCGAATTGGCGTTGGCGGCCTGTGTGCCTGATGCTGTGCCAGATCCGGCGCCGTTTAATTTGTCCTGTGCAGTGGCAACAATCAATAGTGGTGTTGTGCCTGCGTCTGATGGTACGTAGAAACTCTCATTGATTACTGTGACTTCTACGCCTGGTGATGTTAATGCCATTTTTTAGTTCTCCTTGCAAGTATAACTAGACTTATTTATTGTTCTGCAAGGTTTTTACGGCGTTATCTTGACAATTTTGGTGCCTATATAGGGCACGTAAATACTGTTATGAAACGACCGCTGTGCAACACCTGCAGATCCAGGCCTAGGTCCTATGGCTATCGCAAGGGCATCAAGATCTATTGGCGCAGCCAGTGTGACGCCTGCATACGTAAACAGAAGAACCTCAGGGTCAATGGCCCCACACGATGGTTCCTTTCGGGCTATCGCAAGCGCAACCGCTGTGAGCTGTGTGGATTCAAATCCGTGCATGAATCACAGATGGATGTGTTCCATGTGGACGGCAACAAGAACAACGTTTCTGTGTATAATTTGAAAAGCATCTGCGCCAACTGCCAGCGCCTAAAGAGCACGCAGGATCTGGGATGGTCTATTGGTGATCTGGAAGTAGATTCCTGATCATCACGCCCACCTGTGTTCTTAGATCTTCCAGGTTGCCCGAATTGTCTATCTCATAGTCAAAATGCTGCCCGATCCAGTCCCACTCGCTCTGATGCACCGATCTCTCCTGCATCTCCTGCTGCGTGGGTATGGGTCCTCTGCGCACCAATACCACTTTGCCCTTCAAGTCTCGTATGGTGTTTATCTCGTTGATGAATCTGGTGTCGCTGAGCACTATGTTTCCACCCCTGTAGCGTGCCGTGAATGAGTCTATCCAGATGCTGTCATGGAAATGCCCGCGCATGACTTCGGTCCCCCAGTGTTGTAAGATATGCCTTGGAGTCACTGCCCGGTTGAGCTTGTTGCTCCAATAGGGATCGATCCTTTCCCTCCACATCCTGCTCTCCTGGGTGGCCCCTTCCAGCAGTGATCTGTCCCATCCAAATATCACGCTGACCGCATCTTTCAATGATTTTGCGAAACTGTCTCTGTGGAATCCGTGTTCCTTTACCAAGAAATCCGCCACCGTGTCCTTGCCGGAGCCAATCAATCCTACCAATCCTATAAGCATAAGATTATATTACAGGTTTTTTAATCTTTTTGCAATCTCTTGCTTGACTTTTTTCACTGTGATCAATATCTGTTGTCGCATGGAGGATTGATCCGCCACTCTGCTCATGTTTTCCAAAGCGGTAACCAGATCCTCCAGTTCCGGTAAGGTAAGATCGCGAATTTTTTTGATGCCTGTGCTAGCCATGATCAGACATATTTAATGTGGAGCGTTTAAGAATTCTAAGATAATAAAAAGAATTAACCTATCACGAAAGTGGTTGGCATTCCGCCGTCTATGAAGTTGTTGATCTCTTGATCCAATTTCTCCATGGTGGCCATGCCGTCCTGTTTCAGTGCCTCGCCGTTTAGGGTGGTCCCGCCCTGTGGTCCCGCGATGGTGCCAAACTTGCTCCTGGCCTCTCCCAGCATCACTTTGCTCACGGCCAGGGTGTAGTCTCTGATCCAGGGCTTGCTGTAGAGATCTCTCAAGAGAGTGATGTCGGGCCTGAAGTTGTCCGTGTGTAATAAAACTCTCTCCGTGTCAACCCTGGGCCTCTGGGTTATGGTCAAAGTTTTGGTGGCGTTGTCATAATGATGTTGGATGAATGAACCAAACATCTTGCCCACCAGTTCCTGATATGCGGCAAATGCATAGTAGGTGGCCAATCCACCAGTGGCGCCCGTCCTCAACAGATAGGTGTTGGTGTAGGCCAAGTTGAAGGGTTCGAAAAGCGTGCCGCCCTGTCCATCCCCCCTTGATCCCACAGTGGCCCTGTTTATCTCTCTCACGTTGATTATCTCGTCGGGCAAAATGTATTTGTTCTGGTTCTCTTTGAGGTCCAGGAATGCATAGCTTTCTTCCACCGCGTTGCTGGATCTCTGCCTGTAGCGATTGATCGCCCTTTCCAGTGCCGTTTGATAGTGTTTTGGGTCCAATTCCACGTCGATCATGCCATCCCCTAGGTTGGTCTTGACGTATTCAAAAACTTCCTGCTGCATTGTTTGTAACTCTGACATATGGATATTTATGGCTAGATCCTTTTCCATAAATATGGTATAAAGGATTATAAATGCCAAGGTTAAGCATATTCAAGCCGGAAAAGGGCAACGATTACAAGTTCTTTGATCGCAACATAAATGAGATGTTTCAGGTGGGCGGAGTGGACATCTACTTCCACAAATATGTGGGCATCTATGACCAGGGCGAGGAAGGCACCAAGGATGGTGACGCCAGCCCCTCACAACCGCACTACAGCGGAGACAGCCTCAATGACAGGACCATACAGGACCTATTGTTCCTAGAGAACAGGGACAGGAAATATGATCCCGACATCTACATCATAAGAGGCATCTACAACGTGCAGGATACAGACTTCAATCTCAGCCAGTTCGGCATGTTCCTGCAGAATGACACGCTGTTCCTAACAGTGCATCTCAATGACGTGGTGGAGAGATTGGGCAGGAAACCCATGTCGGGAGACGTGGTGGAGTTCCCCAATCTCAAGGACGACTACAGCTTGAACGCCAGCATACCCATAGCCCTGAAAAGATTCTATGTCATTGAAGATGTCAACAGGTCCGCGGAGGGGTTCTCCCCCACCTATTGGCCACATCTGTTGCGATTGAAATTAAAGACCCTGGTGGACAGCCAGGAATTCCGAGACATCATTGGCGATGCCGCCACCACAGGTTCCTTGGCCAGCTACATGAGCACGTTCA